TATCAAATGGTACACAATATCTTATAATGAACAGGAGATGATAGAATATGAGCAACTTTCTAAAAGACATAATTAAAGAAACAGGTAATGAATACGCAACACTAGTTAGTGAAGGTGTTGATACAGCAGATGTAACAAATTTTATAGACACAGGTTCTTATGCCTTTAATGCTCTATTATCAGGATCAATTTACGGTGGAATGCCAGCGAACAAGATTACTGCAATTGCAGGTGAGGCCGCTACAGGTAAAACATTTTTTGCATTAGGAATCGTAAAAGCATTTTTAGACAAAGACAAAGACGCAGGTGTAATCTATTTCGAATCAGAAAGTGCAATCTCAAAAAGTATGATTGAGAGTAGAGCTGTTGACTCAAGTAGAATGGTTGTAGTACCTGTATCAACTGTACAAGAATTTAGAACTCAATCTTTAAAAATTTTAGACAAGTATATTGAACAACCAGAAGGTAAAAGAAAACCTTTGTTGTTTGTATTAGATAGTTTAGGTATGTTATCTACAACTAAAGAAATGGAAGACACAGCCGCAGGTAAAGAAACAAGAGATATGACTAGATCACAAATAGTTAAATCTACATTTAGAGTATTAACTTTAAAACTTGGTAAGGCAGGTGTACCTATGATTATGACCAATCACACTTATGATGTAATTGGTTCTATGTATCCGCAAAAAGAAATGGGTGGTGGTTCAGGTTTGAAGTATGCCGCTTCATCAATAATTTATTTAAGTAAGAGAAAAGAAAAAGATGGTACCGAAGTAATTGGTAATATTATTCATTGTAAAAATTATAAGTCAAGGTTAACAAAAGAAAATGCTATGATAGATGTAAGACTAACATACAAAACGGGTTTAGATCAATACTATGGTCTGTTAGAACTCGGAGAAGCAGCAGGTGTATTTAAGAAAGTATCTACAAGATACGAAATGCCTGATGGTTCAAAAGTATTTGGTAAGAACATCAATGAGAATCCTGATAAGTATTTTACAGACGAAGTATTAAAAACAATAGATGATTATGCCAAAAGAAAATTTACCTACGGATCTGAAGAAGAATCCGAAGAAACATCAAAACCAGAATAAAAAATACGCTTTCGTACAGAAAGAAGGTGATGACTTTACTTGTATAAAGTTATTACAACCTCCGTACAAAGGTGTTATATTTAAATACGGCAAAGTAGGATTTGGATCAGAAGCAAATCCAGACGGTACTATGCCTATGAAGTTTGATTACGATATAATCTTCAACCCACACGAAACCAGCCTTGACAATAAAGAGTTTATAGACTATATTGGTGATATGTTATTAATATTTTTAGATGATAAATTAAAAAGTGGTGGTAAAATTGAGTAATTATATTTCTGTATATGATGATGTACTAAAACCAAAACAATGTCAACACTTGATTGACAAGTTTGAAGATTCAAAACAACAATGGGTTAAAACAGAATTGAAAGATCACAGGTCTTTTACTGAAATTAATATCAATTCAAATGAAGATTGGCAAGAGTATGTTGATATAATATACAAAACATTAAGACCATATGTAGGCAAGTATATGAAAGATAATAAGATAGATGAAGTCAAACAATGGCCAGAAAAATTTGGGTTTGAACAAATCCGTTTTAAAAAATATGAAGTTAATAATGTAGATGAATTTCAGGAACACGTGGATGTTATGGACTATGCTAGTGCCAAAAGATTTCTTGTGTTCTTTTTATATTTAAAAGATAATGAAGGTGGTCATACATCTTTTCCTGAATATAAAATGAAAGTACAACCAAAGACTGGCAGATTATTAATGTTTCCTCCTATGTGGAACTATAAACATATAGGACATAAACCAATTCAACAACCAAAATATATAGTAGGAAGCTATCTACACTACATTTAATATGAATAACGAAAGAATAGAATTTACAATATTAAGAAATCTAATTTTCAACGAAGAATTTACTCGTAAGACATTACCATTTGTAAACGAAATATATTTTACAAAGAGAGAAGAACAGATTTTATTCCAAGAGATTAATTCTTTTGTAATGAAGTATAAGAATCTACCATCAAAAGAATCAATACTAATAGAACTAGGTAATCGTAAAGATATAAACGAAGAAGAAAATAGAATAGTAAAAGAATTAATCAACTCATTAAATCCTGAAGACATAGATCAACAATGGTTGTTAGATACAACAGAAAAGTTTTGTAAAGATCGTGCTGTTCACAATGCAGTATTAGACGGTATCAAAATTTTAGATGGTAAATCTAAAGACAAAACACCAGAGGCAATACCTAGTATTCTTGCAGACGCATTAGCAGTAAGTTTTGATAATCATATCGGTCACGATTATATTAATGACGCAGACGAAAGATTTAAATTTTATCATACAAAAGAGAAGAAATATCAATTTGATTTATCTTACTTCAACAAAATTACAAAAGGTGGTGTACCAAGTAAAACATTAAACATTGCTCTTGCAGGTACAGGTGTAGGTAAGTCTTTGTTTATGTGTCATTGTGCTAGTGCTTATTTGGCACAAGGTTTAAATGTATTGTATATTACTTTAGAAATGGCTGAAGAAAGAATTGCTGAAAGAATTGACGCAAACTTATTAGATGTATCTATGGACGATCTACACGCTTTACCAAAAGACTTGTATGATTCTAAAATAGAAAAAGTAAGAAACAAAACTAACGGTCAATTAATTATTAAAGAATATCCAACTGCGTCTGCTCACGCAGGTCATTTCAGATCATTGTTTAATGAATTATCATTAAAGAAAAGTTTTAGACCAGATGTTGTTTTCATTGACTACTTAAATATTTGTACTAGTGCTAGATTTAAAGGTGGTAATGTAGGATCATATTTCTTTATCAAGGCAATTGCTGAAGAATTAAGAGGTCTTGCTGTTGAGTTTAATGTGCCAATCTTTAGTGCAACACAAACAACAAGAACAGGATTTGTTTCAACTGATATTGGTTTAGAAGATACGGCAGAGTCNTTTGGTCTACCTGCTACTGCTGACTTTATGTTTGCTTTACAATCAAATGAAGAACTAGAACAACTAGGTCAGATGAAAGTTAAACAATTAAAGAATAGATATAATGATCCAGGTCTTAACAGATCATTTATCATTGGCGTTGATAGATCAAAAATGAAACTATATGATGTTGAAAACTCAGCACAAAATATAGTAGATAGTGGACAACCGAAAGTAGAAGTGAAAGAGAATCCTTATGATAAGTTTTCTGATTTCAAAGTATAATTATGCCAGTTAGTGAAATAAGAGGAAATTGTTGTATAGTAGGATGTGGAAAAGGTCAACAAAATAAAGGCCGTGATCCTAATACAGGCAAGCAGCGTTGGGGAAAGTATTGTCAAAAACATAATGAAGAAGCATACAATTACGCTAATGGCAAATACACAAGACACAAGAAAAAGTTTTGTTGTAGATGTGGTTTAAATGATAATATAATTGGTTCTAGTATTCTACAAGTTGACCACATTGATGGCAACAAAAATAATAATCAAGGTACAAATTTACAAACACTTTGTTATCCTTGTCATAAAGATAAAACATCTACAAGCCAAGATTGGAAAAATAAATCTAGTGGTGCGAGATTACCAGGATATGAGGATTAAATGGATAAGAAAACATTGTTTACAATAGATTTTTATGAGAAAGAAAATTTTGTAGATCAATCTGAAATAGATAAACTAATTGCTAGTATAGATAGAGAGTCATTGATAGATTATGATTATATACAAGGCAATGCTAAAACATCTATCGGTGTTGACCAATCTCATTTTTTAGATTTTCATAAAGATTTAGAAGATAGAATAGTCAAAGAAATGCCTATAAACAATCAAAGAATGGCAGAGTCTTGGTGTACTATACAAAAAAAAGATAGTACATTAAAATGGCACAAGCATCCTAATTCAGTTATATCTGGTATTTTATATTTAAAAGTAGATGACGATAGTAGTAAATTAGTTTTTCAAAATCCTACTTCTATGGAAGGTGAGGTTGCAGAAATAGTACCTAGACCTGGTTTACTATTGATGTGGCCAAGTTTTTTAATGCACGGTTCAGGTAGAACAATAAACAAAAGTAAAGAAAGAATTATTATAGGATTTAATTCTTATTGGGATAAAAAATGATAAAGTTAAATGCCTTTACAACCGATATACACACTCAATATGATTTTTTAAAAGGTGGTGCTATAGAGCGTTTAATGAAAGATATTAAGAAAGAAGACCTAACAGACCACCCTGCTCTTGTGGGTAATGCAAA